AATGACTTGCTATTACAGGCGTTTAGAGTGATATATACACTACCGAAAGGAAATACACACAAACGGAGGAAACCACGATGCGTTACATCGACCACACCAACTGCAAGACAGCCTTTGAAAAAGGCGAAGACCACGAGATCCAGAGCCTTGGGAAGCTCACCCGCACGGCTACCAAGATTGCCGAAGCAAACGGTCTCGGAGTTCTGAAGAACCGTCAGGGCTACTACAGGATCATCAAGAAGAGCGGCCTCGGAGCCTACGAAGACGTCCTTTCCAGCCTCGCTGAGGTTGACGCCTTCTTCAAGAACCTCGACAGCCACAAGGCTACGAAGTATTAAGGAGGGACCGACAATGATTAGACTGGAAAAGTTCTACGATCTGATCAGCCGCAATGCCACGGTGACGCTGACCAACCACCAACTTGATACCACCTTCTTTGAAGGCAGCATGCGAGACATTCCGGACCGTTTCAGCAACTGCATAGTCGAAGACTTCTGCGTGTCTAACACCGGCGACTTCCTTTTTAAGATCAAAGTCAACCCGGTCCCCGCAAACGAGGAAAAACACCTCTGGCACGAAGGCAGCCTACGGGTCCACGGCAGCATCTTCCATTACTGGTTCAAGCAGTACGACGAAGGCTCCGAGTTCGGAATCGACGGCGGCAGGATTTCCAAGCTGATGCTTAAGCGCAATGGCGAGATCGTTTGCAACTACGACAGAGGCTGGGATGTTCAGCCGGTCGACGAAGACACTCAACTGGCCTACGAAATATTGGTACATACCGAAAACTTCTAAACCCCGGTAAAGTAAATACCCTTGGGACATGAGCCGCTCGGCTCTGTTCCTCGTTATGACGGTCGCTTCAGGCGGCTATTTTTTATGCCTTTTTGGAGGTGATAACACTTGAGGCGAATGAAAAAATACACACCGACGAAGTTCAAAGCGAAGGACTCCGTCTATGACAAGACCAAGGCTGACTACGCTGTCTCGTTCATCGAGTGCCTCTGTCACACCAAAGGTACATGGGCAGGAAAACCCTTCACGCTGATCGACTGGCAGGAGCAGATTATCCGGGACATCTTCGGAATCATCAAGCCCAACGGATACCGGCAGTTCAACACCGCCTACATTGAGATACCCAAGAAGATGGGTAAGTCGGAGCTTGCGGCTGCGGTCGCACTTCTGCTCACATGCGGCGACGGTGAGGAACGTGCGGAGGTCTACGGCTGCGCTGCGGACAGACAGCAAGCCTCGATTGTTTTTGAGGTCGCAGCCGATATGGTCCGAATGTGTCCGGCCCTCAACCGTAGGGTCAAAATCCTGACGGCCACAAAGCGGATCGTGTACCTGCCGACAAACAGTTTCTATCAGGTGCTGTCAGCAGAAGCATACTCGAAGCACGGCTTTAACATCCACGGCGTGGTGTTTGATGAGCTGCACACCCAGCCTAACCGGAAGCTCTTTGATGTTATGACCAAGGGCTCCGGTGATGCTCGTATGCAGCCGCTTTACTTCCTTATAACCACAGCCGGTACAGACACCAAATCCATCTGCTATGAAACGCACCAGAAAGCAAAAGACATCATCGAGGGCCGCAAGATTGACCCGACCTTTTACCCGGTCATCTACGGTGCCGATGAAAACGACGACTGGACGGACCCGAAGGTCTGGAAGAAAGCGAATCCCTCGCTCGGCATCACAGTCGGTATCGACAAGGTAAAGGCCGCCTGTGAGTCCGCAAAGCAGAACCCTGCCGAGGAGAACTCCTTCCGGCAGCTAAGGCTTAACCAGTGGGTCAAACAGGCCGTGCGATGGATGCCTATGGAGAAATGGGACCGCTGCGCTTTTGCTACAAGCGAAGATGACCTCGAAGGTCGGGTCTGCTACGGCGGTTTGGACCTTTCGTCCACCACGGATATAACCGCCTTCGTGCTGGTCTTTCCTCCGATGGATGAGGATGACAAGTTTGTGATCCTGCCGTACTTCTGGATACCGGAAGAAAACATCGACCAGAGGGTCAACCGGGATCATGTCCCTTACGATGTGTGGGAACGACAAGGTTTCCTGCAAACCACTGAGGGCAACGTGGTCCATTACGGTTATATCGAAAAGTTCATCGAGCGGCTTGGCGAGCGGTTCAACATCCGTGAGATCGCCTTTGACCGCTGGGGAGCCGTGCAGATGGTCCAGAACCTTGAGGGCATGGGCTTTACGGTCGTCCCCTTCGGGCAGGGCTTTAAGGATATGAGCCCTCCGACCAAAGAGCTGATGAAGCTGGTCTTGGAGGAACGCATCGCCCACGGCGGCCATCCGGTGCTTCGCTGGATGATGGACAACATTTATGTGCGGACTGATCCCGCCGGTAACATCAAACCGGACAAGGAAAAGTCTACAGAGAAAATCGATGGTGCTGTGGCAACTGTCATGGCATTGGACCGTGCCATCCGGTGCGGCAACGATACGACCGAGAGCGTCTACGACACTCGTGGTCTTTTATTTTTATGAAAGGACGGTGATGTGATATGGGTATTTTCAGCGGACTATTCAAATCCAGAGACAAGCCCACCGACAGCACAGTCGGGTCTCGCTACACCTTTTACATGGGCGGTAGCACCTCCGGCAAAGCAGTAACGGAACGCAGTGCCATGCAGATGACGGCGGTTTACTCCTGCGTCCGCATTCTGGCCGAAGCTATCGCAGGGCTCCCGCTTCATGTTTACCGATACAACAGCGACGGCGGCAAGGAAAAAGCTATTGACCATTCGCTGTACCTGATTTTGCATGATGAGCCGAATCCGGAGATGAGTTCCTTCGTCTTCAGGGAAACGCTCATGACACACCTGCTCCTGTGGGGCAACGCCTATGCTCAGATCATCAGAAACAGCAAGGGCGAGGTCATGGCTCTGTATCCCTTGATGCCAAACAAAATGAGCGTGGACCGGGACGAGAATGGACAGCTCTACTATCAGTACCTCCGCTCCGTTGACGAGGTCGGCGGCAAGAGTGAAACGGTTATTCTGAAGCCCACCGACGTGCTTCACATTCCCGGCCTCGGCTTTGACGGGCTCGTCGGCTATAGCCCGATTGCAATGGCCAAGAACGCCATCGGCCTTGCCATCGCCACCGAGGAATATGGAGCTAAGTTCTTCGCTAACGGTGCGGCCCCTTCCGGTGTACTGGAACACCCCGGAACCATCAAGGACCCGCAGCGAGTCCGTGAGGCATGGCAGTCTCAGTTCGGAGGCTCCCAGAACAGCGGCAAGATCGCTGTGCTGGAAGAAGGCATGAAATATACGCCTATCTCCATCTCCCCGGAACAAGCACAGTTCCTTGAGACACGAAAGTTCCAAATAAATGAAATCGCTCGAATTTTCAGGGTACCACCGCACATGGTCGGTGACCTCGAAAAGTCGAGCTTTTCTAATATTGAGCAGCAGTCCTTAGAGTTTGTGAAATACACCCTTGACCCGTGGGTGATCCGCTGGGAGCAATCCATCATGCGGACGCTACTCACCCCGGAAGAAAAGAAGTCGTATTTCGTGAAGTTCAACTTGGAGGGTCTGCTCCGTGGAGATTACCAAAGCCGCATGAACGGCTACGCCACCGCAAGGCAGAACGGCTGGATGAGTGCAAACGACATCCGTGAGCTGGAAAACCTCGACCGCATTCCTGCAGAGGCTGGCGGTGATCTCTACCTTATCAACGGCAATATGCTCCCGCTTCAACAGGCCGGAGCGTTTGCAAATACACAGAACGATGACGGAAAGGAGGAAAACACCGATGAAGAAGTTCTGGAAGTGGAAGAATCAGGCGCAGACGGAGACGACTCCGGCACAGAGGACCCTGTACCTAAACGGGACAATCGCAGAGGAAAGCTGGTTTGACGATGACGTCACACCGCAGCTTTTCAAGGAGGAATTGAACTCCGGCGGCGGCGATATCACCGTTTGGATCAATTCGCCGGGTGGCGACTGTGTGGCCGCAGCGCAGATCTACAACATGCTGATCGATTACAAGGGCGATGTGACCGTAAAAATCGACGGCATTGCAGCGTCAGCGGCGTCCGTCATTGCTATGGCCGGTACCAAAGTGCTGATGTCGCCTGTGTCCATGATGATGATCCACAACCCCATGACCATCGCTATGGGCGACAAGGCCGAGATGGAAAAGGCAATCGAGATGCTCTCCGAGGTCAAGGAAAGCATCATGAACGCCTACGAAATCAAGACTGGTCTATCCCGTGCGAAGATCTCCCATCTGATGGATGCCGAAACATGGATGAACGCAAACAAGGCTATGGAGCTCGGCTTCATAGACGATGTGCTCTCCCGTGAGGAGGTATCCGATGATGACTCCCAGCCTGCGGTTCCCGTGATGTTCTCGGAGACAGCCGTAATGAACTCCCTGATGGGAAAGATTGCGGAGAAATGCAGGATCAATGCAAGACCGGCCCAGCCGGATAAGCCCCAAGGCCGCTCCGTGACAGCGCTCAGGGAGCAGCTGAACACCATCAAAAAATTCATTTAATGGAGGTAATTTACGATGACTATTACTGAGATGCGTGAAAAGCGCAACAAGCTCGTGGGTATGATGGACGCCTTCCTCGACACCCACACCACCGACAAGGGCACTCTTTCTGCCGAAGACGACAAGACCTATAAGGACATGGAAACTGAGGTCGCACAGCTCACAGATAGCATCCATCGCATGGAGCGTCGTGAGGAGATCGAAGCGGAACTCAGCAAGCCCACGTCCAAGCCCCTCACCGGCAAGCCCATGAAGGCCGATGGAGACAAGGCCGCCAAGACCGGTCGTGCTTCCGATGAGTACAAGAAAGCCCTGCTTCAGGCCATGAGAACCAACTTCCGTCAGATCAGCAACGTGCTTCAGGAGGGCATTGATCCGCAGGGCGGTTACCTCGTTCCTGACGAGTACGACAAACGCCTGATCGACATCCTGACCGAGGAGAATGTCATGCGTACCCTCGGCACTAACATCACCACCAGCGGTGAGCACAAGATCAACATTGCAGCCACCAAACCTGCTGCGGCGTGGATCGAGGAAGGCGGTACGCTGACCTTCGGTGATGCTACCTTCGACCAGATTATCCTCGACGCTCACAAGCTCCATGTGGCGATCAAGGTCACCGAAGAGCTCCTGTACGACAACGCCTTCAACCTTGAGAACTACATCCTTACGCAGTTCGGCAAGGCTCTGTCCAATGCCGAGGAAGATGCCTTCATCAACGGCACCGGCGTCGGCCAGCCTCTTGGCATTCTGGCTGAAACCGGCGGCGCACAGGTTGGCGTTACTACTGCTTCCAGCACCAAGGTTACTGCCGATGAGATTATCAACCTCGTGTACTCTCTGAAGCGTCCTTACCGCAAGAATGCGGTATTCCTCGCAAACGATGTCTGTGTTGCTGAACTTCGCAAGCTGAAGGATAACAACGGCCAGTATCTCTGGCAGCCTTCGCTGCAGGCCGGTGAACCGGATCGTGTGCTGGGCTATAAGGTCTACACCTCTCCGTATTTCCCGGTTCCTACTGCTGGCGGCACCGCTGTCGCTTTCGGTGATTTCAGCTACTACAACATCGGAGATCGTGGCACCCGTTCCTTCGCAGAGCTCAAGGAGCTCTTTGCCGGTAACGGCATGATCGGCTTCGTGGCCAAGGAGCGTGTCGATGGCAAGCTGGTACTTCCTGAAGCCGTCAAGCTGCTCCAGATGAAATCCGGATCTTAACGAAAGGAGGCAGCGGTGATGGATGATTTACTCGCACGGGTAAAACAGAATCTGATTCTTGACCATTCGGCAGACGATGATTTGCTTTCGAGCTTTATCACCGCTGCCGTTTCTTATGCCGAAAGCTATCAGCACATCAGCGAAGGTTACTACTCCGAGCACCCCATGCCGCCGACCACAGAACAGGCAGTGATTATGCTGGCGAGCCATTTCTACGAATCGAGGGATGGCTCGACCGGCGGTTTCTTTGCCGATAACGTGCAAGCCGGTCAGCAGGTATGGAATACGGTCAATCTGCTTTTGCGGCTCGACCGGGATTGGAAGGTGTGACATGAGCTTTGGAAAGATGAACACCTTTGCAGA